GTCTAATGGCACTGGCTATCACATTAGTGGCACGACTTTCTACAATATAACGACGATCTCGATCCTGAAAACGATCTTGATAGATCGTGTCTAATTCTTCCAGAATGCTGCGGGTTTTTTTCTGCATAATAGCCAGTACCTTTGAATTATTTATCGGTTTGTATCAATCTAGTCGCGCAACAAGATCCTGCCAAATAGCTGCTTGATATGGATCATATGCTTGCCACGTTTGGTGGATAATCAGTTGTTCCATACGCTGCTGGCGTGCAGTATCTACTGGGATATTGAGATTTGGTAGAATTTTTTCTATCAGATAATAATAATGTACTACGGGACTGGGCTGTATTTCTTGCTGTCTTGTTGCTTGAAATCTATTCAGAGTTGAATAATACTGTTGTTCATCTGTGGATGTAAAATAATACGTGCAATTGAGATTTTCTAAGGTATTGCGTACTAATGTTTGATAATTTTTTAGTCTTATATTATGTTGCCCTGATTGCACAAATTTTTCATGATATTCTCTCACCTGCGGCTGCTGGCTTGCGCTGCTGATCCACCAGATTCCATATGGGCGTTTATGAAAATTAAAGTGATAAACAGGATCTGTTTTCCCCAAATGAAACCAATGCTTGTCTTCAATGAGTTTGTCAAATCTATTGGCCATGGGCCATTGGAAAATTACCAGGTGATTTTCAAGTTCCGGCACAAGATCTACAAAACCAGTTACCAGATATTCTGCTCCTGCACCAATGGCGGAACAGGTGTTAATCACCTGAAATTCTGGTACCAGTGCCTGCAATATTTGAGGCCATTCGGGCCACAAGTGACCAGTTGCAAATCCGTCACCAAATGTGTATATTTTTTTCATGTATTGTAACGTTTAGCATTGCCCCACTGATATCTGCGACCAAGGTTGATTTCAAATTCAGCATGGAAAAAACTTTGAGCAGCAACACTGTTCCAAATGTCTGTGTTGTACAAAAATTCGTTCTGCTTCATCCAACGTTGCATGTGTTGGACAGCACTATTTCTGGGCACACGACCACGATCAAGTACCTGATTGAATTCTTCTGTTTGGTGCACTATATCTGCAAATTCCAAATTAAACACATTGGGTGCAACAACAGGTTCTGCTGGCCTAAGATAAAACTTGGCCTTTTGTATTATTTGATCAACTAATTTTTCCCCGGACAAATGTTGCCACATGGGAGAGAAAAACAGTTGATAAGCCCTATACCAACGATATATTTTGCTGGTGTAGGTAGTGGTCGTGATGTTAACTACAGTATCAAATTGATCTAATGGTAGCGGGCCAGGCCAACAATGTGTACCAATCCATCTTTCAGATTCTAGCCAAGGTTCTATTTTATGCATGAACTCGTCAACATCATAATCCGTAAATACATCTAACGAATCACCAATTTTTCCTGCGTTGTGTGCAGGATTTGCAATTCCGCCATTATCGGCAAACTCGTGCATGACATCTTCCATGATATCACATAATAATCCGCCACAGGTGTAATGAGGGAAGCATATCAAATTCATGTGTTACCCTTGTTTAATTGTGCCCAACAATTGTTTGAGCTTGTTGCTTTGCACATCAGCTGTGATCTTGGGTGTGTCTTCTTCGTCATCTAATCGAGCAACTTGACTGCGTGCCTTGATAGAATCCATGATGCTGGGCTTGGGACCTTGGCTGGTCATGTCCTCGCCGGGGTCTGTAATACGCATGGTTTCAATGTTGTATTCCAGTTCGATCTTTTGTCCCACACCTGTTGAACTACGCGACTTCATACACTGTATTTGATAACGGCCGCGCTCACGCATGGCCCTTGATGTAAAGATACCAAACACGTTGTCAGCTGTGTTGATCTTTGAAATGCCGCCCGAAATATGGCTGTGATCAAACTCAATTTCTTCCACTGCTGATCTATTCAACTGCGATGCTGTCACAAACAACACGCCCAGTTCTTTGGCCAAGTTGCGTAATTCTTCTGACACATACTTGTCTTTGACAAACAAGTCATTGGGACTGACCTTGGCACTGACCGGCATCAACAAGTCCAAGTAGTCGACCATGACAAAGTCAATCTTGATACCTGTTTGTATCTGCACTTCCTTAATATAGCTGCGTATGTCGTTCACTGTGCTTTGTGCTGGGAATGCCTTGATGCGATATTCGCCGGCTTTCTTGCCCATCATTTTGACTTTGAGTTCTGTGGTTGAAATGTCCTTGCGAATGTCTTTGGTGCTCATACTGGTCAACATGGCATCTGTACGCAGGGCACATAGTTCTTCTGAAAGTTCCAACGATATGTAAACGCCGCTCAAGCCCTGTGTCAGCCAGTTGAGTGCTATGTTCATCATCACAAGCGATTTACCCGACCCAGATCCACCTGCAAAAATATTGAGTTCGCCTCTGCTGAATCCACCATACAACAGCCGATCCATCTGTGGCCAACCTGTTGATACTTGGCCGCCTGAGTTAAAGTACTTGTTGATACGTTCGCCGGGGCTGCCAAAGTAGTCAGTACCCATGTCTTTGGTCAAGCTGATCTGTACTGCATCTTTGATCAGCTTTTCAACAGGATCAAACTCGCCTTTCTCCAGCAAGTCTGCTGACTTTAAGATTGCACGTTCCAGTTCTTGTCTGCGTGTAAATGCTTCAAATTCTTCCAAGAACCAATCAAAATGTCCTTCATTGAGATCTGGGATCTCCTGTAACCGTATACCAGTGGCAGCAGATATCTGCGCACGATCTGGCATGGTGTGATGTTGTTCGCAGTGTTCCTTGATGAACTCAGCTGCTGCTCGCAGATTACGATCAAAGTTTTCAGGGTTGTAAATATTCTGTACACGCACATAGCTTTGTGCATCGCACAGCATCATCTCTAAAAACAGTCGTTGTACCTCTATGTTATATTCTTTTAACAACTTGCTTTCTCCGCATTTCTATTTTGATTCGACTGGTTTCTCTTGATTGCATTATAGTTAGCAAGGTTGCCAGGCGTCCGTATTTGATTACAGCATCGTTTACATCTTTGCAACCCTCCCATTCTGGCATGCTAACAGCCCAGCCTAACTCTAAAGCACGTTCTACCAACTCCATGCCAGGCTTGTCTTGATCTGGTACTATAACAATTTCTTTACCAAGAGTACGTATCAGTTTAGCTTGTGCATCGCTTACGGTATTGTGCATGAGTGCCAGCCCACTAATGCTGAGTGCATCAAAAATACCTTCTGTTACAATCACATGTTGCCATGCAGACTTTTGTAAATCTGTACCAAATACATATCCGGGTTGAAAGTCATTTAGCCATACAGGTTTACGATCATCTAGGAATCTTATGGTATGACCAACCATGGTATTATTATAAGTGAAGGGGATAATCACCCCAGGTCTTGCGCCAGATGTTGCTGAAATCATAAAGGGATAATCTATAGGTGCATGTCTGCGCCGCAAGTAGTTCCAAACTTCTGTGTGTTCTGGCGTTACAAATTCAACACCACCTAGGTCACGTTCTTCAAACTGTATGTCTTGTATAACTTCTGCTGTGCGTTGACGATCATCTAACAATCCGGCAATACTGCGATGCTTCAAACTTTCTAGATTGATACGTTCTATTTCTTCCTGTGGTACATTGAGCCATGTCAACAGCTTACGTGCTTTGAAGCTGAGGTTACGTCCCAAGATAAAGCTGGCTGTAAAATTGCAATTGAAACAGTGGTAGCTCCAGCCTTCGGCACTGCTTTTGAGTCCTCCGCGCTGCCTTTTGTCTATGCTTTCGCCATTATGGACGCAGCAAGGACCGTTGAAGCTGATCCAGCCTGACGTTGATTGTTTGCGTTTTCCGGGAAGGTATTGGACAATATCTAGCATCAAGCTAGTATAACACGTTCTATCTCAGGAATCAAGTGATCGCGGAGAAGTTGATGACCAATTTCGTTGGGGTGGCCGTTGGGTGCCATTAGATTTTCGTTGGGATAGATAAACGAATTTAGGCTCAGGCCTGGCCAAATCAAATTACAAGTTTGAGCAACCATGGGAGGGTGTATAGTACAAAACTGCACAACATTGTGACGCATGGCATGGTATTGTCCTTCAAAGAAGGTCAAGCTTTGTCGGTAATTGA